CATATTTTTACATCTGATATATTTCCTAAAAAATGATATGCTGACCTATCCCAAAAATTTCCAATAGCTAATTTGTTATTTGTTCCAAAATCCATATCGGATGCTGATGGAAAAGTTCCTGTTGTAGCACCTACAGACTCCCCATCTAAATACAATAATGAACTTGATTCACTTCCAGCACTATATACACATACTAAATGATGCCAAGATGATGTATCTGTAAAAGCTACAGACCTTGACCAATTACCATTATTTAAATTGAACCATAATTTTCCAGATGCACCAAGTGAAATCCATAATTTTCCAGAGCCAGAACCAGAACCAATATCTAATAAACCATCATCATTTGCACCTCCATTTTTAAACCATAATGAAATAGTTAGACTTCCAGCGTAATTATCTCCAAGTGATGAACCAAGTCCTGTACCACAGTCTAAATAATCAGTAACACCATCAAATATCAAACCACGACCACCATAGATAGTGCCATGGTCTGCGATGTTAGCTGTAAGTTTAGGAGAGTTTGCTCTTCCAGATGAAATTGTTGTAGCCATTAAATTAAATCTCCCACATTATTATTGTCTGTAGAATCTGGTACTGAATGAGGTTTTATTACTAAATCATCAAAGTAAAAATAATCATCTGCTGATGCTCCACTTTGACCAAAACTTACTATTTGAGCATAAGAACCATCAGTACTCCAAAAAGATGGTATTGTAAAAGTTAATTCAGTCCAACTATCTTTTGTTGTTGTGCTTACTGATTCTCCAAGCCCACTACTTCCCTTATACCAACGGATAGCAACAGAGGATATATCTGTACTTGACGGAATATAGACTTTACAACTTACTTTATAAGACCTACCTACATTCATATCTGCATCTGATGTTTTCATTCCCCAATTCCCACTACCAGCACTTAAAGTAACTTTCCAAGAAGTATTTCCACTTGAGCCAAAATCAGTTACCCTTGCTATTGATGAATTGTATTCATTATAAGTAAAATCTTGTCCACTAATATTCCACTCTGGTTTAACTGGAGAAGAACTTGATGCATCCCCATTTGTTATATGATTACTTGCACTTGTATAATCAGAAGAATCCAAAGCCCAGTATCCTACGATCTCGTTAGTAACTTTTTTAACGCTAACGCTATTTAGTACACAAGAAGTAGTTCCACTTCCATTAGTTAATCCTACAACTGCTGGGCCTGTGCCTGTGATTGTGGAATATGTTGTATAAACTCCAGCAGTATCAGTATGAACACTTACTACATCAGTACCACCTCTTACCAATCTTACTTTACAATTACTTATAGATGCTATGTCTAAAGTAACTTTGTATAATGCATTTGCATCATCAAATATATCTGCTACAGTATAAAATACCCCTGTAGCACCGCCTGTACCGCTCCATGTCGCAGTACCCCCGCTAAAAGTCCATCCAGATGTTATATTATTATATCCTGTAGAATCATTTGTACTATAATCATTATTTGTAATTAACTCACTACCCAATGTACTTTTAACATCTGCTGGTATCTTGTCATAGCTTGTGCTTTCCATAACAGATTGGATTTGTGCTTGAGTTAATTCACCTTGCCATATTCCTGCACCTGCAATAGAACCATCAAATGTTCTATCTAATCCTGTGTTATTCCCAATAAACAAATCTTGACTTGAATCATCCGTTGCACTTCCACTTGGAGCAGTATGTTCTGTAACAGTTACGCTTATTCCATTAATATAAAATTTTGGATTGTTAGAAGTAGAACTATTATCATAAGTAACAGCGACATGATTCCACTCATTTAAAGCAACATTAAGAGAACTATCCCAATATGCTTGAGAACTTGAAAATGCATGACCAAATCTTAATTCAACTTTACTACTACTTTCATCTGTAACTAAAAAATGCCAACCATCTGTTCCTGCTGTAGCACTTGATTTATCAAATATTCTTCCAAAATTATTTTCACCATCACTACTTGGTTTTATCCAAGCAGTAAGTGTAGCACCTCCATTAAATATTTTATCTAAAATACTATCAGAGCCAATATCAATTATATCAGATGTACCATTAAAACTCGCACTACCATTTCCAATCGCCTCTGCTTCACCTTCTTTTGCCACATCTACTGCTCTTGGAAGAACTGGAGCATTACCACCATATACTGATGTGGTAGTTGTTGCTCCAAATATTGAACCATAATTTCCAGATGTAACTTTATATAATTTTACATGAGATATAATTGCAGTAGAACCATCTCCAACATTTCCAATGTTTAAATAAAACCCTGTATTACTACTATGTGATGTAAAGGTACTTGAAACATTTTTAGGAGATGCATTTGTTCCTTCACTTGCATTTGAGTAAATACCCCCATATTTAGTTTCACCAAATTCTTCATCATCATATCTTACATTTATAGATGTATCAGTACCACCAGCTATTCCAATTTCAAGAAGATAAACTGTGTTTGTTTCTAAAGTTAATGCATTTAATTTTGCATTAGCAGTTCCACCAACTCCTGTAATTAACATATTTCCATCGCCATTAAGAGATATTGTTCCACTTGTTACAGTCCAATTATCTACTCCAGATTCAAATTCTCCATCTGGTACTAAATTAGAACCTACTGAACCATTTTTATCTTCCATGATTTTAGCTATATCATAAACAGTTTGGTCAGAATCAGATGAATTAGTCGTACTTCCTAAATAAATATCATCCAACGCCCACCAACTAACTAAACTTGTTTTTTCTACAGACTTTAACTGACTGTAGTTCTTTCTCATTACAGAATTGACTTCTTCTGCTGATAAAGCTCGTGACCAAAGTCCAACATTGGCTATATATCCATCCCAATGCCTATCCATACCAGATTCTCTTGCACCAATAGTAAATGAAACATCAGTATTATTTATAGTACCAGTTGAGGCTTCATTAGTTTCTAATACTCCATTAATATATAATTTTAATCTTGCTCCATCATATGTACCCATAAGATGATACCAATTTCCCACGCTAAATGTAGTTGAGCTTAATACTGTAGTATCTGTTAAACCGAAGCAACTAAAATTGAATTGATTACTGGTATTACACATAAAAAAATAATTTCTATTCGTGCCATCATCTCTACCAAAAATTGTTCTTGTAACACCTACAACAGTTGGCTTTACCCAACAAGATAAAGTAATATTCCCAGTAATATCTAAACTTGTATCGTCTCCAATATTTATATAGTCATCATTTACAAAATAAGTAGAACCTTCACAAGGAAACTTGAGGGTATCGTGTTTACCTTTCTTAAAGTCGAGGTATAACTTTAAGTTATCAGTAACATAATTTAGAAGAGCTGCACCACCCTTCTGTAGTCCAGCAGCTAAACCTAGCATGCTAACCTAGATATGCTACTACTGATCCACTTGATAAAGTAAACGCAGACCAGCGACCAAATATTGTAACTCCTTGTGGAAAAGTAACACCATCAGAACTGTCCCCATTATTATTAGAGTCCCCGATGTATAGATTTGTTCCACTTTCAGGTGTTAATACTGTAAATACTGAGTCTTCTAAAAAAGTTATTGCTACTATTTCTTTGCCAGAAACGGCAGTAGTTCCTGTTTCTAAGATTGATCCTACTTGGCCAAGACCTACATTATTAGCAGCCGCAACAGAGTATTTTTTACTAGTCGGTACTTCGTAATTAGGCATATATTCTCCTTTTTGCTTTGTGCGCCTTTCCGCCCGAGAATGGATGACATGGGCGCATCATTAAAAAACTAGCACGAAATTACATATAATAAAAGATTATTTCAATAATTCTATTATACTTTCTTTTGGTTTATCCATTAATTCTCCAAGAGTGAAGTTCTTTCCAGTCTCTGGATTAACTTTATTTGTTACTAATGGGCCAAAATACTTTTTATATATATCTAAAGCTTTTTCTATTTTTTCAGCATGTAAAGACTTGTATTCTTCTGTGTTTAAATCTATTTTTCCTGCCTTATCTATTCTTGGTAGTTTTTTAAATTTTCTAGCATACTCTTCATCAAGTTTTCTTAAATAATAATTTTGCAACCTCATTGCTTTATCCATGCCTTTTGGAATATCAATAGGTTTAATAGTAAACCCTGAAAACTTTGACCAATCTTGTACATCTGTTGTTTCAACTTGCATTGGGCCTTTATTTGTAAGCATATTAGCAATAGCACCATGAGTGTTCATAATCCCCGGAACGGCTAAATTATAAACAAATTCAGCAAACGCAGCCGTTTTTTCTTTTACAGTAGAGTTTACATTCCATAATTCAATAAGTCCACCATCCATAGTCGGAACTACTCCAGTAAACAACGCTGAGGAAATCATAGCTGTTGGCATAAGACCCATATTATTTCTTATCGCGGCAAAATCTCCACTATAAACATTATTAACAGTTTCATGCCAAAAAGACCAAGGAAGAGCATATTCTAAGTTAATAGCTTGTAATCTACCCTTTTTATCATATAAAGGTTTTCCAGAACCATCTAATCTTGGTATTATTAATAAAGAATTTGAATTTGCCATTTCATTGCCCATTGCAACTTTAAGCTTTCCAAATTCTTCTTCAGTAAACTCACCATTATCTATATATCTTTTTGTTATTGCAGCAGTTAAAGCAAATGGTAGTATTAATGTTGTTGGCCTATGCCAAGCTGCCTCAGCTATTAATGGTAATACTTTTTGCTGGTATGTAATAAATGGAATACCGTACCAATTTTCCCTTAGAACTCTAGTCATTGGACTTACTAAAGAATAATCCATTACCCACTTTTGAGCTTGCATAGATGCTTCTAAATCTGTCTTTCCTTGATTTTTAGAATGAAGATATTTTGTAAATTTATAAAACTCATCTATTTTTCCATATCCACCAGCTATTTTACTTCCAAAACTTTGTACAGCACCCCACCAGTCTCCAGTTTTTGCAAATTCTTTTTCCATTTCCTGAGTTCTTTTCAGTATTTCTTGAATTTCAGCCTCAGACCATGTTCCACTAAAAACCCCTGATTTCCCAGCAGATAACCAATCTCCGTCTTTTTTTGCCATTTTATAAGCAGCGCTAACCATAAATCTTGGAATATCGTGATATGCCATACCAGACATGCTCAACTGCCAAGGATTTGAAAATGTATTCCTTAAAATAGTAGGTGGATTAAATGCAACTTTACCTGTTTTCCAAAATGCAGTAACTCTTTTTTCTAAACTGTGTACTGACTCCTGATAGCTTCTATAATCAGATTTTTCTGTTAATTGAAACATTGAAACAATATCGTCGTGAATAGATTTTCTAACATAAACGCCAGACAGTAATCCATATCCTTCGTGGACTGGTATTTGTTTAAAATCTTCTGGAGTCTTTCCAAGTAGAGATGATGATGTTTGTATTGCATTAGTTAATTCTTCTATATGCTTTCTTATATATGGCTCTTGTAATTCATCAGCATATTCAAGCATTTTTTTAGAAACTTCAAGTTCTCTAACAGCCTCACCTATTCCAAGCTTTTTCGTTTCTTTTGATCCCGGCGCCCTAGGAATTTCAACAATAGATGGTTGGTATGTAAAATTAGGATTTCCCAATATGCTAGCAAAGTAATCATATTTAGCGATGTCGCCAAGTTCTCTCATTAGGCCAACTTTAATGGGCAGTTCTGGAGTTATGACTTCACCTAGTGTAGCTTTTGTTGCGGCGTCCAGTTCCTTTCTTTGCCAATGGTATGATAAATCCATTTTACTTCTACCGCCAATACTAGCACCTTTTTCAAGAACATATCTATAATATAGCCTTACTAGATATTCCCCCTTTAAACCATCATAGGCTTCTTGAGACATTAACCCCCTATCAACAAGGGCTTGGCCAGCACCATCAAAGGCATCCCTAACTTCCTGAGTTAATTTTCTTAATTTAGTGTTTTTTATATTTTCTATAGGAATATCACCATGAAGAGCTTGCCAAGATTGTACTCTTTCTAATTTTGTATACCCCTCAAATTGCTGGACTAAATCAGTAAGGCCATTGCTAATTAACCATCTTTGTCCTGCAAACTTATATCTTGCTTCTAAAAATTCATCTCGAATTTCTTTAGGCATGTCTCGCAAAGGATTAAAAAATTTATGAATCTCCTCGTAAACTCTTCTAAGTCCTAATTTAATAGTTTTTTGTGATGGTTCTTTATTTTTTAAAGCTTCATTTGCAATAATTAAAGTTTCTGGAGTTATATTTTTACCTGTCATTAACGAATGAAGAGCATCGACTTCATCTGCACTTAAAATTTGTCTTGCTTTTCTTTGAGAAGACCTTTGATAAAGCCAATCATAAACAAGTTCAACGCCCGGAAATAAAGAAACCTTAGCACTTCCCTCAGGGAGGGTGTATTTTTCTTCTAAGGCTTTTTTTAGTTCATTTGCTTTTCTTATATTGCTTTTTATAATTTGAGCATCAGTAGACTTTGGATCTTTAACTAATTTTAATTGTGCTTGCCACTCTTTTATATTTTTTCCAATATTATTATATACTGTTTCTTCTCCTGCTGGCATAGGGTCTTTTACTGCTTTGCCCTTATAATCAGCTCGCATAATAGCATCTATGAGGCGATCTCTTTGTTTAAAACCTTTTTTAATGCCAAGTTTTTTTGCTATTCTTCTTAACTCAGGCATTCCAAAGTTGCTTATTCTCATCTTACCTACGCTATCATAAGATATTTTTAGCCCGTCAATAACTATAGTTGTACCTGCTTTTTGTTTTGGGTTTTTCGGTTTTTTATAAGAATCTACAAGCTTATCTACTAATTCCCCCCTAGATATTGCTTCACCGTTATAAATACCTCTTTCTTTTGCTAACTTTACAATTTGATCCCATCTATATCTTTTTGTATTTGTTTTTATATCTTCTATTGTTTTATCAAATCTATATTTTGCTTCAGGCTCATTTACACCTTCTAAAGCTTTTTCTAAAACAGCTTTAGAATGCCTAGGGTCTCTTGCTCCCTTCCACTTGGTTTCAACCTTATCGCCTTTAGATTGAACGCTAATTCCTAACTTGTTTAAAGAAACGATTGCTCCCTTATTTTCACCCCTAAATAAATTATCTACTGCATTTGCAAAAATATTAACTCTAGATCTTTCTTCTCTTGTTTTTATTTGAGTTTTGCCGTCTACAACAGTATTTGATTTTAATTTTGTTGCTACTTCATTTATTTTATTTTTAGCAAGCTCATAATTACCGTCAGGTATCATAGATTTTAATATTTCATTTGCCTTATTATAATCTTGTGCTATAAAAGCATTTTCTAAATCTTCTTCATTGTATTTTTTATTTTTATCTCTATTTTTTGCTTCTTTTTCTTTTTTATTAGCTTGTTCTATATTTGTTTCTGCTATTTTTTCACCAAGCTTTGCAATCTCCATATCGAGTTTATCAATTTCTTCTTGAAGTTTATCCCCTTCAGTTTTTTCTTCTGGCTTAACTTTTTTTCTTCTTTCTGAAGCAAATTCTTTAAAATCTTTACCTTTTTTAGATATGTTATCTCCAACAGGCTCAGTAATTGTTTCTCTAGTGCTTTCCTTAATTGATTCTAATTCGCTAAATACTTTATTAACCTCTTTAAAATCTTTTGGATTCATATTGTTAAGCTTTGACTCTAACTCTGCTAGTTCAGGTTTTTTAAACATTTCAACCTGACCCTCACCCTTAGCCATTTCTAAAATAATTTTTTCTTTTGAAGGATGACTTCTAACAGCTTTTAATGTTTCAAGAATCATATTATTTACAGCATTTGGATTCGCTTTTGTAAATGAAGAAGGCAAAACAGAATTAAAATAATTTCTAAGCTTTTGAGTCCTCTCACCTAACCCTCCATGCATTGCAGAATAACTAACTAACATTGCACCACTAGATAATTTTTGAGTATTATTTAAAGATTTTTGCCTAGCCTTTGTTTCGTCATCCCAGCTATCCCAATCTGGATGGTCTTCAATATCGGGAACCATAGCATATCCTAAAAATCCAAGGGCTGGATAACTAGAATATTTTGCAGCTTTTTCTAATCTAGTTAACTTACCAAGTTCTTTCATTGCTCCAACTGAGCTAAATAAAGTAGCATGCCAAGTAGACTCTTTAATAGCATGCAACCTGTCTTTAAAGTCGACTCCTATCATATTGGCATCTGCTTGAGCATGTAAATTAAATCCAATAATATTTGAAGCCCATCCAGTAGATACATTTGCTATTTTTGGGTTTTTAGACATAAATTTAAATACTGAATCTAACATAGACATTTTTCTACCAGCGTCAATTACCAAACCAGTCGCAATAGCTCCACCTTTCATCATGTAATTAAAAGGTATTAGCATACCAAAAAAACCACCTGCAACATCTGCAATCGTTTCAGAATGAGAAGTGGCTGGAAGTTGGGGCTGTACTCTTGTATAGCCCATTGTAGCTGCCTGATGAAAAGAATTATATCCTCTTGCAAAAAACCCGGCCCAACTTCCAACTTTGTTTGCTTCTTCAGTAGAAATAGGGTCAGTAAACCACTCAGGTACTTTTATGCCCATATTTTTAGCAAGTGATAAATCTCCAACAAAAGGACTTTCTAGCATTCTTTGTGCTAACAATTTTATATTTTCAGCATCAAGGCCACCAGCTACTTGAGAAATTGCTTGTAAATCATCATTGTTTCCAGATTCTAGCATTCCATAAATTTGTTTTTCAACTTCAACTAAAGCTTTATCCTTATGGAGAATTTGAGGATTTTTTACAGGAGGGAAAAAAGAAGCATAATAAGCATCGCTTGAACTAGTTTTAAACCTTTCAAACTCTTCGCTTAGTGCTTTTATTGCATCATCTGTTTTTAATTGAGTATCAGTTTCTGCTATTTTTTCTTGAACCGGCTCTTCTTGAACTTCTATTGGATTTAACAATGGGTCTAGAGTTCTATCATCTCCAGTATATTCTCTATTTACTTCTTGTCCATAAATATTGTCAAGAGTAGACAGAAGAGGTTTCATTGCCAAAGGTGCTTTTTCTAAGTGTTTTTCATAAAATCCTTTTGCAGTATCTGTATCTGCAAGTTCTGGATAATCTTTCATTAACTGATCAACAAACCTATGGCTTGCTACATGACCGGGATCATTTCCCCATCCCCAAAAATATCCATATTTTTTAGCAACCCCTCCTAAAATTTGATAAGGCTCAACACTTCTTTCTAAATCTTTACTAAAGCCTCTATCTGCTAATATCTTTTTACCGTCTATATAAATATCATAATCTCCACCTGCTCCAAAATTATGAAGGCTCAAGGGAGTCCAAGACGCTCCTTGATTTAGGTATTCTTGTTGTGTTTCTACAGACCTAATCCCAGAATCTCTTAACACAACCCTTACATCATTTGTTTTATAATATTTTTTTAAATTTTCAGCAGTTTGAGAAGCAATAGTATTTAAATTGCTTTCAAATTGTTTTTGGTCAAACTGTTTAGGGACTGAACTTGTTACGTTTGCAATAGTCTCTTCTATAGATTCAGGATTTTGAAGAGCAGTATTTAAAATAGCATCTGCATTATCAGTGGGTATTTGAGAAGAAGCTTGTTCTAAAGGAGCTTGTTCTGGAACTATTTGCTCTGGGACGACTAATTCTTGAGACTCTTCTTCAATAATTTGACCATCATCAGAAACTTGAGATGCTAAATTAAAAATATTATTAGGCTCAGGACTTAATGTTTCAACATCTTCATCTTCTGCAACCAACTGACCGGGTTGCATATTATCATATTCTGTAGATAGATTTAAAAGCCAACCAGAATCACTTTGCTCATTCTGACTATTTTGTTTATCGGGCATTATAAATTCTCTAAATCAACACCAAGGTTTTTCATTAATATTTCTAAATCGCCAAATCCTTTAAATCTGTTCATATGCAAATAAAAAGGAAGAGGTTCTTCTCCTATTTCTAATTGCTTTTGATTGTGTAGGTCGATTACACCAAATAACTTTTCTGGAGTCCAGCTATCTAATGCTTTTAATTCTTCTGGATTAGTAATATTAGCTTGTTTTATAAAATCTTTTTTTAACTGAGCATGGTCTTCTAATATATACACTCTACTTCCAACTTTTCCATAAGGCCTAAGTAGTAACTGTAAAGCTTGTTTTTCTTTTCTTCTGACCTTAAGATCAGTTGCCTTTGAGTCTTCAGAAGCACCTGATGTAATGTGCTTTAGTTGTTCATATTCTTGAGTAAGACCCTTTATCATATTAGTCGCTTTTAGAGCAGCCTGTCTAGTTTTACGTCTTTCCCATTTTCCACCTTCTTTATTTAATTCAAGTTTAAACTTATTATAGTCATCTTTTGTGGTTAAACCACTTACTAACTTATCATATCTTTTTATTGATTCTGTGTCTCCGGGATAAAGCTCGGAATGTATTCTTAATAAATCTTTGGCCGCTGTTTGTACACTATCTGGAGTATCTGTTTTTGGGTCAGCTGGCACTCCTCTAAACCATCCTTTTCCGGGATGGATTCCCGGCATTTTAGAAACTCTTTCATACGTTCCATCTTCATTCAACTTACTCCAAGTTAAGTGTCCTTGTGGAGATTTTGACCTACCTTTTATCCACCCATCATCAATTCCAGCTAGTTCAGCTTCTCTTGTTTTAAATGTTTTTTCTACAGATCTACCATCCTTGCCAATTTTATAATAAGTAGATGGAGTATACTCTTTAGTGGCATGTGGCCTATCTTGAGTATAATTGCCAAATTCAGAAGGAGGTATTTCAATATATTTATCTCCATCAGCCCTGTAAGCTTTGCCATTTTGAGTTCTAACCATTGTTGGACTTCCACTGTCTTTATCATACCATGTATCAAATGCTTGTTTTGGCCTAGTTTCTTTTGTTGGCCTATCAACACTATACTGAGATAGTACTCTGTCAGGTAAAATTTTCATTGAATTAGATTTCTCGTCATAAAAATGAGGCTGACCATTAATATTTCGAATAGTCAAAGGGCTTCCGTCATCAATTTTATATAATGTATCTAATTTGTTTTTAGAAGAAGAAGTTTTAGTCCTGACAACATCTTGAATGTCGCCAGATGGGCTTATTTTTAATAATTCATCTCCAAAAGCCTTATATGTTGGCTTTCTTTTTAACTCAGCTTGATAATACTTTTCCCTTTCCATATTTTTATGAGACAAATAAGTACTAAGTAAATCAGTTAATGTATCTGCGTTAAATGTTTTTTCACGATAAGCCATAATATTATCCTTTGTTATAATTATCCGTAATTAGAACTTTCCATTTGGAGTTGTCTAATTAAATCTTCAATAGCAAATAAATCTTTTTGCTGTTGCATTGCTCTGTTTAGTTCATTTTTTTGAAAAGCTAAATCTCTAGATTCTTGACCTAATTCAAATTTTGTTCTTAGTGAGTCTCTTTTCATATCCATCCGAGGGTCAGAAACCTTTGCTAGATTAGACTTAGAAAGTCTTTCGTCTGATGCCATTTTTATATCATACGATGATGTTAAAAAATCCTCTAATGCAGATAAATCTCCAATATTTTTTTCAGCACTAGCAATGTCTCCCATGCCTTTATAAAATCCTTCTACTGCTTTTTTTCTTTCTTTTACAGCAGGTATTGTTTCATCAATTCTTTTTTTAGCTTTTTTAGCACTTCTAGAGCCTCTAGTCGCACCAAATATTCCAAAATTACCAGATGCTGGATGCCATTTATTTTTATGTGGGAATCCCATAATATTCTCCTATGTTATATCTAATGCTCTTGTTCCATACGAAGCGCCTTTTGCTAGTGTACCTAGGCCAGCTAATGGCTGTAATCCGGGTATTAAGCCAAGAAGTTGTAAAAGACTGCCTCCTGTTTTAAGAGTATTTGTTGGAGTTGCGCCTTGATTGGCCATCGACATTAAACCAGAACCAGCTCCTAATACACTTCCTAGTCCAGCGGATGCTACCTCACCCCCAACTGCTTCAGCTCCCTCTTTTACGACTTCAGAAGTGGGTTCTTTAAGAAGTTCATTTACACCAGTTGCAAGGCTTTCAGACCTTCCCAAGTTAGCTCCTCGCACTTCATCTAATAAGGAAGAAGTTATTGACCCCTTATATTCTTTTGGAACATACTCTGAGACAGGCTCAGGCTTTTTAAGCAGCCTTTCAAGAAGCCCTCTTTTTTCAGAACTTGGGTCTGGTATATGACTATAAGCTTCGCTAGAAACATCAATTTGTTGTGGATTATATGTAAGGTCTGCTAATTTATCTTTTCCCATTGGGTCAACACCTTCATAGCTCCTAGAAACTTGCTCAGCCATATTTTTCCAATCACCAGAAACATTAGCACCTGTAACATCTCTTGCTATTTGGTCAAGATTAGAACTAAACCTTACATCTTCTATTTCTTGACCAGCTATTGACTGAGATTCATCTATAGCTTTATTGTATTGGTCTAACGAATCTCCATATATTCTTCGTGCTTTTAAATAATCTTTTCCACCCGGGCCAACTTGAGATGCTTGACCGTAAGTAGGACTGCTAGCTTCTGCTTCCATTGCTCTTTTTCCGGGAGATATAAACATATCTCTTATTGCTGTCCCAACAGCGCCCATTTTACCAATTCTAGGATCAAAAGACTTTGGCATTAACGATGGGTTTTTTGCTACCATATTAGCACCTTCTTTAACCCACTTTGCTGCGGTAGTTGGATTTTTCATAAAATCTGCAAAACTAAGATTTTTATTAGCAAGGCGTGCTATAGCAAAGTCTCTAAAGCTTTTACCTGCCTGAAGACCTGCCTTTCCAACCTTGACGCCAGACTTTAATTTTGCCCTATCTGTTTCTTCGGCATCTTGCTGTCTTTGCCTCAATGCTTGAATAAGAAGTTGAACATTACCTACATCGCCTTCACCGCGACCTAGCATGCCTGCATAATTTCTTAAAATATCTTGATTCTTAATAGCCATTATTATACTCCATTAATTTAATTTTCCTGCTTCATTCCCTCAAGTACTTCTATTGCTCCTTGAACTTTAAAATATGAAGCTTCAATTTGTTTTAATTGTTTTTTTAAAGCGTCTATTCTTTCATCTATTGTTATTTTCTTTTTAGACATGACAAATAATCTCAGTTCCTGTTACCCCTGTTGCTGGAGACCCAATACTTGTAGTATTGCCACTGCCATTAGAACCTCCGGCTCCACCACTAACATCTATTACTATATCTGAAGGGTCTGTTCCTGTTATTAATACTACACATCCACCATCGCCTCCGTTACCACCTGCTCCTGCTCCGCCTGCACCTGCTGTTGTACCATAATCATATCCATTTCCACCGGCTCCACCTGTGCCACCTTTAGCTTCCAATTCTAAGTGAGATAATGTTCCCTCTATTTTTCTAGCCACAAGCATTACATGACCACCTGAACCTCCTGCACATCCACCAGATCCACCTCCGCCTCCAGTAGTTTCATTACCACCGTAGCCTCCGCCACCTCCTCCACCGCCTCCAATAGCTCCAGCAGATGGAACCAAAGACGGTATAGAAGTTGCTGTTGTAAAAAAATCTTTCATTGCTATTATATATGTTAAATCTGCATTAGTTATGCTTACAGCTCCGTCAGTTGATGCAGACCCAGAAGCATTTGCATTTGTATATGAAACACCACTTGTAGCTGCTCCCCCTTTGCCTCCCTTAACTCCATTATTCGTAGTGTAATTTTTAACACAGTTAGCAGTTCCTGAGACAGATGCTCCACCAGCTCCAGCTGTAGGAGCTTGAGTATCATCTTCTATCCCGCCAGTTCCACCGGCTCCACCAGCCCCACCAACAACACCGCCTAATAAACTTCCTGATTTTGCTCCAGCTCCAGTTCCATCAGTAAAACTACTAGCATTATTACTGCTTGCCGAGGCTCCGTTTAAATTAACTGCATTAGCTCCATCATTACCCCTGTATCCATTATTATAAATTTTTATTCCAGAACCTGAAAGAGTTAATGTATCTCTTACAAATATTCTATATCCCGCGCTGTGTATTTGCGTACTAGCGGCTAATGTTAATGATGTATAGTATTTATCACCAGTCAATGTTACACTTCCGCTAAGACTAGCAGCACCATCACTTCCATTCCCAAATAATCTAGATGCCGTTATTAAATACTCAAGTCCATTCTTTACATATATTCCATTACCTCTTATTTTACCATCTGTTCCAAATGATATATTTGAATTAGCTCCTGTATTAGCAGTCGCCCCAGCATAAAAAGAACTTATAGCAATGCCTCTTTGGTCAGTTATAGCACTAGCATTAGACTGAACTAACCCAATAAAAGAATTTGAATTTTCTATTGAAGCTTGATTAGTAAGAACAGTATTTGAATCACTTATATTACCAGTTAAATCATTTTCAGACCCAGTAGTAAAATCAATATGTAATTGTAAATCACCTGCTTTATCATATGTTCCAGCATTAGTTCCAAAAGACCTATAATTCCCGCTATTTCTAAGACCAGCAACATCATTTGTATCAAGTATTACATCCCATATAGCTATATTTTTCATAGAAAATTCACCCCACATATCTGTAGAAGGGAGTTTTTGACCTATAATTCCACTCATTGATGAACCACTATAATTAGGAGTTGTAACAGAAGCTGATCCGGTCTTTGTAATGCTATCACTTGAACTGTCTGTATTAATATATATTTTAGTACCAGATGTACTAGTTGCCATAGTACTTGTAATAACTACAAAATACCATGTATTAGCAGATAAAGTAGTATCCCCAGTCATAGTCACTCTGTCACTAGAACTAGATCCTGTACCATCATACCAACTAAATGATATTTGATTACTACTATTTTTATCTATAGCATACCCATAATAAGTACTAGCGTGATCATGACTTCTAAATATTGGTTCTGTCGCACCTACATTTGGAAAATAAATCCAAAATGCTATAGAAATTCCTTCACCACCTGCCTCAGAAGCCCCCTGTATTGCTATTTCTGATGAACTAGTAGTAGTACCCAATGTTAAATAGTCATTAATACCATCTAATTTTAAATAACCACTTTCTCCTGTATTATGTAGCTTTGATTGAGATATTGACCATCCATAATCACCTGAAGTATCAGCACCTATATGTCCACTTGTAGCATTAATAGCCCCTTTAAGAAAAACATTCCCACCATATAGCCCATACCCACTTAAAGCGCTACCGGCATTAAGGCCTGAGTCTGTTATCCCAGAAAGCTTTCCTACTCTTACCTTAGTAGTACTTGCGCTATGCCAATTAGCATAGGTATCCACACCATCTTTAACATCCATAAATGGAGCATTACTATCATCCGAAGTAAGATATAATAATCCCTGCCTATTTGAATCTGACGTATTTCCTATTCTTACAAAATCATCTCCTGCTACAGGAGCTGTTGTATTGTCATAGCCTATATTTGTAACAGTAGCGACATTATTTGTTGAATATTGACCTATGTGAGTAACTTTATAAACAAGTTTTTTAATAACATTAGTAGCTCCACCAGCTGCATCCCCTGCAACTAAAGCGCCGGGAACTACTCTTTGAGACATTATGATGTCATTTACAGCAAATGGGCATATGTTGTTACCACTAGGGTCTTCAAATGTAATAAATCCATCGTCGTCATCACTGGCCAATCCGGTAACAGATTCTACTTTAGCAGCTGAAGTAACAAATACAGCGCCATTAGTTGCCCTTATTTGTTGTATTAATAATTCATATACACTAAGAGTGCCTCTAAGAAACATATTGTCTAATTCAATAGTAAAATCATTACTACTGTGATTAATTTTCCACCCAGAACCTGTAAAACCAGAAGCAAAATTAGCAGATTGCAATATTCCATCACTATAATTTGGATCACTGTAAGTACCAAACGTAGTATCTGTAGTCACAGTTAATGCTCCCGTGACATCAACACCAGCTGCATCAACTCTTAATTTTTCACTACTTCCCGCATCAAATACAATAACATCATCAACTCCAAAATTAATTGTGGTATCATTAGCTGCCCGACCAATTACAAGACCTGTATTATATATAGATGTAATCGTTGTTTGAGCTGGAGTTATTTGTAAATTTTCAGTACTACCATCTTCTTCGATTCCATCCCCTGCAAAATCACTAACATCTACTGCAAACTTATTAGAACCATTTTTAATACCATCTCCAGCTAATAAAGTAACAACGTCGGATAACGCTTCTTTTTTAGAATTATTACTATCATCAGCATCTATAAAAACAATAGAGTCTCCAACTGCAATAGCAGTGTCAGTTAATTCATTTAAGTCTAGACTTAATGTATGGTCTACTTTTGACCCAGTAGTTGCTCCCGTACTATCTATTCCAGTACCTCCGGTAATAGTACTTACATAATTACCGCTAATACTTTCTGTTGTGGTAGTTGTTGAACCACCGCCTCTTGAGCTTCCAATTATTCTTACAGTAGGCATTTCTCCAGAAGATGCTACTGCTACCCACTCGCCACTTGTTTTTACATATTCTACAGTACCAGAGCCTTCTATTTTCCTAAAAGATATATCGCCTTCATATCCCTCTTTGTTATCCGGTTTACCGTTTCCAAAAGTAGGTTGCTTGGATTTGTGATGTAATAATTTGCGTTCTTCTCTGGTTAATGGCATTATTTAACGCTTTTCATTCTATATATTATACTAATATCGTTTATTTCAAAGTCGCTATCAACTGTTCCTGACATATGTAACTGAAAACTATATATATTATTTGCCTCAGATGAAGTATCTGGCTTTAATTCCGCATGATGCCAAACTGTTAAATCTGTTTTATCATGCAATGGTGTAGTATCGGTTGACCCAGAAGGCTTTCCCGTTGTGCTATCTGTCCCCTCAAAATCTACTATTGTATTAGTGTCTCCATTTACGCTATATCCCACAGTTAATGTATCAGCATCTCCTTTATATGAAATTCTTACCCTATAAACTTTTTTTCTTACAGATGGTTGACCAAAGTCAATATCTGGAGTTTTATATATAAAATTAGTTGTAGACTGTGGAGATGGTTGCCAAGTTTTTCTAACAGTTGTTGTATTATCTACATAAAATAAATTTTGATCAGCATCTAAAGCAAAATTAGTCATTGCAGTAGATTCTGTTATTCTACCACTGCCAGTTGTCCACGCTCTTAATACAAAATCATAAATATAAACATCATTGTTTTCATTTTTAATAAGTATTTGTTTTTTCTTAGGTATATAACCTATCATAGCACTACTGGTGTCTGGGTCATCAGTAGCATCAGTAATAAATGCCTCCCAATCGCTTTCACTTATTGCGCGAATACCTTCTTTTATTAAAAGCTCTGAAACTTCTTTACCGTTGTACAAATAAACACCATGTATATTAAACCAAGCAATTCCTATATCGGTTTTTGTAACATGATAATCAAAAGCGCAACCTCTATTTCTATATGTATCTTCAAGAAAATCAATGTTTTCAGAAACATTTATTATATAAAGACTATTTTCTTTAAATTGTAAAATTCTATCTGCAAAAGCTTCTAGCTTTACAATATTTTCCCCATCTCTTATTGCAACATCTACAACACCCATTCCTTCTGGAAAAGTATCAAATCTATTTACTTGGCTTTTAACAATTCTATCGGGATAAGTTTTACCATCAGGTCTTTTTATATTACCTATATAAGTCCGCCTACCTTGAACAACAGCAGTTTTATATTTTGCATCTAATGATTTAACTTCGCTTGAAAATCCATTAATAGATTTAAATGTATCAACTATATTTGAAGACTCTGGCGATATTCCTTTTGCGATTGTTGTATATGTTAAAAAAGTTCCAGAGTGAGAAGAGTCAGATAAATCTACGGCTAATAAATCAGCTTCCGGGAGCCATTTAAACCCATTTTCTATAAAATCTAATTCTCCAAGAAGAAAATAGTTATCATTTTCTTCTGTTTTCCAGTAAATTCTTGCCCCACTTATTCTTTTATTTAGTTGATAGCCAGCTGATAAGCTGGGTACAATATATGCATCAAAATTAAATAAGCACGGATTTTTATGTATTACAACTTGATTTACATCTTTAGTACTATCATCGTTATCAACATCAGAAAATTTAAATGGCAATGATTCTTGTTTATTTTCAACATCATAAAGCCATGTATAATGAAATGAATAATTTCCGGGTTTAAACCCATCTACTACAGAAGGAGCTATAACTGGGCCACTAACATAAAAACTTGGAGATGCATTTCCTGTTGTTCCACTAGAGTTTTGTTCTAATTTAATTTGCCAATGCGTAAAATCACCACCCCAATCTACAGCATCTGTACCGACTGTTGAATCATGGGTGTTTTTAGAGCAAACCACAACATTCCAACAATCAGCAACAATATCAGATTGTGAGACAGTCCATTTAAATCCTGTAGTATGAGAACCTGAAAGACCAGTACCACATGTAACACTAACATAATCTGTTCTATCGTACTCAGTTCCACTTGTAATGTAAAAAGCAATTATAAATGATTGTGCGTCACTTATTGTATATTCTATAGAGGAATCATCAACATCAGACCAAGTAGCATTGCCATCTGAATTTAAAAAAATATTATTATCTCCAATCAAAGGATAGTGGGCGCTACTATCTGCATCAGCACCATTGTTACCGGTTACATCAGAAGCTAAATTTGGTAATAAATTATCATACTGAATCCCAACCCTAAGATTTACAGCTGCGCTATCTAATACATCTCCTTGAGTAGCTGAAGCATCAGCAACAGTGCCAATATATTCAGAAGAAGAAGAATTGACGCCATTTGTATCAGAACCAACAGTAGGTGTAGACATTAAACATTTGCCGGCAGTAGGAGCAGATAATGATTGAGATACGTTTGTCCACCCTATGGCTCCCGAATCTCCTTTTTTACCATTAAATCTTTCATCAACAATATATCCAAACCATTGACTTCCCTGAGTTAAGCTTGCATCTGAAACTCTTACCACGCCATCAGCATTATAGTAGACCGGAATTGTAGCACCGCCCATATTTATCTGAGCAGTATCCCAGCCTCCACTATCTTTTATATCTATAGTGTGATTAGCATTGTCGTGTAAAAATATAAGTGTTTCATCTGCAACATCTCCATCTAACTTCCTATCGCTAGACATGGTAAATAAACCCCTGTTTTGTAAAATAGATGTAGTATTACTATCGCTAGTGCCACCATCTACACTACCCAATACTTTTAATCTACCAACAGAATCAATAGCAACATCTTGCAAAGATGGAGATTCGGAAGGTTTTAAATCCCTTGGGTCTGAATCAGAATTTAAACCCCCATGAAATTCTTGTATATTAAGAGGTTGTTTTGCCATTATTCTTCAGCAGGAGGTACTGCAAGGAATGGCTTAATTGCGTTACTATATAATTGAACTATGTCAGCATACTGACTTTGATGCATTTGTGACAATTCACCGTCTTCATCTTCATTATAAAAAGAAACTTGTCTTTGTTTCAATTTAACACAAGCACCCAAAACAAGAACATGTTCTAATTCATTTGGAAAGTTTGTAACAGCTGTTGCTCCATACGATATAGAAGAGGGATAATAAACATGAACTGACTTTGCTTGATTATTAGCTGCTGGAGCTGGAAAAACATTAATTCTTCTATCTTTCCAAGTCCAAACAGGAGATTCTTTAGATGGGTAATGAATGCTTTCTGGATTTTGTACCTGACTCAATAAAAGTGGACTTACATATTTACAGCTAACATATTCACCATGTATATCATCACTATTTTTCCTAGATACATCTAATATTTTAATATTTTCTTGATCAGCAGAAGTAATTGGATTACTAGTGGCATCAGAAGTTACAGCAACTGAAGCCCATAAATATTCTTCACTAATAATATCAAGAATTTCTGAGGCAGAATCAGTTAAAGCATCAGTAATTGCCTGTTGTGAGTCATCAGAGTCTCCACCAAGAAGTGGAATGTCTCCTATTTTATCTTCTATTCTTGCTTGAAAAGTAGCCATTAATCATCTGCTCCTGTTAAATTACCAATAGAACCATTTCTGGTAGTTACAAAAGACTGCATAGGATTCGGTATAATATGTGGCATTGGCTCTTTTGCCCTCGAAGTCTCTACATATGTTAATTCTAATTTTTCTGCCAAGCCACGATGACCGCTACCCATTTGCAACTGACCACCGAGATCTAAAAAATGTGCTATAGTTCGGTGTATAGCCGAAGGTATAAGCTGGTTTGGCAAGTCGATACGGCTCGATATATTGTTTTTCGGTTCGGGCTTGGCATAATAAAATACGTTTAAAGTCCCTCCAGTATCAGGATTTTTAGTTAAATAAATATTTTTTGTATCTTGTTGCCAGATACCACCAGATGAATAACTATCATATCCGCTTGATATATCATTATCTATAACAAATGTATTTGCAACCGGAACTGTATCAACTCTAAATCTTTTTCCGTTTAAAGGATGAACTTTTGTTGTGGTATTTTGAAGTCCTTTTATTTCGCTAAAAATAACATAATCTCCAACTTCTAATCCATGAGATGCGCTTGTAACTGTTGGTGTCGCGTGATTAGAAACCCCAGTTATAGCACCAGTTCCTTTTGAAGTATCTGTTTTTAAGTAATATCCAATTTTAGATACATCGTCATCTGAAACATCAGATATTATAGAAGACTCAGGAACAAATGGAACATCTGACTTATCTAATTCAACTTTATAAATTTGATCTGTAATATTTGCTTTTGAAAAAGTATAAGACTTTCCAGAGGCACTAAAAGACTCATAGTCTCTTTTTTTTACCACCCTTAAAGCAATTTCTTCTAATATTTGATCAAAAAAAATCTCCTTTAACGACGGAGATATAGGATATGCTATTTTACCTTCGGCAACAGCAATATCAATTAACTCATAAGCCTCTTGGTAGCGCATTATTTTTTCCTTTTACGTTTATACTTTTTTCTAACACGCGACTTTTTCTTTTTTAGCGTGCTAACTAGACGAGTAGAACCATCGCTAAAACCTGTAGCTCCAGTTCCGTATGTTGTTTCGCTCATTATCCGACAACAAATTCAGCAGTGCCTGTAATTTCTCCAAGTACTTGCCAATTTGTACCATCAAAAACAAGCATAACTCCTCGAGAAGCAGCATCACTTGTCAGTGTACTTCCAGCAGCAAAATTAGCAGGAGTAATAACCAAGTCAGTGGTATTATTTCTTGTTTTATGAAAAATAATTTTTAATTGGCCAGCAGTTCCATCTGCTAGACTAACATGTGATTTGGCGGTTCCAGTAGTAACAAATGAAGTTAATTTATTTACTGATAAAGCAGTAGCAGAGCCACCACCATTTCCACCATCAACATTTTCAGAACCAGCTATTATATTACCAGCTATCTGAACATTTCCAGTTGTTCCATCTTCTAATGAAAGACCTGTAGTATCACCATCACCAGAAACGACTGCTCTTAATGTAGTATCAACTCCTTTGTTATCATTTGCTATTCTTAAAGCATCTTTATATGAATTTGACATTTTATACCTTTGTTTGTTTTTTGCAACGAGGGCGGAAAACCGCCCCCGAAGCGATTAGGTTAGATTATACTAACTTCATGATAGCATGAGTTTGCTCATTGCGAAGCTCAATGCCAACTTCCATTAGCCATTCATCAGTTTGACCGTCACGGCCATCCTTAACAATGTCTTTACGAAGTTGCATATCACGACCAGCCAATGGACGAATTGCGAAATTCGCCGGGTCAATCGCTACTGCGTAATCTTCATAAGCACCATTAAGATATGGATGAGGAACAAAATCCAACTGACCAACAGGGCCAACATAAGAGCGAACTCTTACGCCTGTTGCAGTTTTTTCACCTTGGTCATAAAATGCTGTACCATCAGACCTAGTAGCTGTAGCAAGTTGTACAAGCCACTTGTTTGAACAGAACACAGTTTTCTTCATGCTTCCAGAAACCATATCATGAAAGATATACTCACTGACACCATCAAGATTATCTAAGCCTGCACTATAGTCCCACTGAACATTAGTATTGCTTGCACCATTTAAACTAGTAATGGAACCAGCAGTACCACTAACGTCAAGACCTTGAAAGGCTCTTTTTGGATTTTCAGCACTAGCATCAAGAGAAATAGCACCATTTGATAAAATGGCCCATTCAATATCACCTTTGATTTTTGCCAGTTTTCTAGCCTGTAGGCGAGACATTTCTGAACCACCATAATGCTTAGAAGCTTTAGCTGTACCTGTGATGGTATAAGGCTCGCGAAAAATTTGCGTACAGTTTTTCAACCTACGAACTTTTTTACGAGTTTCTACACCAACCGCTGAACCCTCAGCAATTCCAGAAACGCCATTTTCACGCATGAAATAGTCATCATCATCAAAGTTAATTTCACCGAAACCATTCGCTGCGCTATGATTTTGATAACCATAATAGTCTGTTGCAGACCCAGCTTCGTAAAAACGACCTGCATTAGCAACATATTCTAATGTCATTACACCAGAACCATTTGCAACAATCAAATCAGTAGAACCGTCCTCTTCTTCACATAGATAAGCATCTAGACTTCCATGAGCATGCGCCCCAATAAACTGAACCATTAAGTCTGTTGCAGATCCGTGATTTACTTGCTTCCCAACAGCTATACATATTAAATGGGTTATAGCAGTATCACTAAATGAACTTCCTGAATGAGAGGCAGAATATATACCACCTACTTCAAACATTTCCATTTGAGCTTGTCTTTCACAGATTAGTATTGAGTTTTTACCATTAACACCAGCAGTTGCTGTGTCTGAAAGTTGAGCAGAAGTTGTTGTAAACTTTTCGCTCTTTTTGATCATGTACTCGTCTTCCATCCACTCAAAAATCGGAACTGGAGTCACATTTGACTTCATACCGAAAAGCGAAAAGATTGGAGTTACATTAGGATTATAGTAATGGATTTTTGAACCAAGTTCCAAGACCTGTCGTTGTGACGCATCAGAGAACTGTAGCTCAGTACCAGTACCGTAAGTTGTAGCAGCCATTATAGGTTACTCCTTATGTATTGTTTGTATTATTAAACTCCATAATCCCTTTCCAAAATTCATCAACAACTTTTTGCTCCGGTTCTTTAGCCGGAGGTGGACTTCCACTTACTGCGGCAGCACTAGTCTGCTTGTTTTTCGGTTTCGGTTCAGCAGTATCAGCAACTTTGGTATTGGAATTATTGCCATTATGCTGAGAAAGTGTTTTCCAGATATTAACCAAGTTCTCCTGAGTTACATTATTTGGGTCAGCCATGAATTGCCTATATTCGACAATTTCCGCATCGCTTAACCCCATTTTCTGTAATTCTATGGTTTCTGCGTCAAATGCCTGAGACTCCGATAATTCGGACTTCAGTTTTTCAACTTCACCTATTGCCTGAGCTGCACCCTGACGTATAAGCCATTGGTCATGTTCAGCTCGCCATTGTGCGGAGCTAGAGTTTTCAATGCCTTCATCGAGAATATCATAATCGTCCGGCTTTACTGGCGGAGAGTTTACATCCTGCTGTTTTCGTTGAACCTCTTTTGTAAGGTTCTGAACCACATCTGGATTTTCGGCGAGGAATTGATCTAACTGATCGAGCTTACTGTAGCGTTCTTTATTATTTTGGAACTCATTTCGTTCCTTATCCGACTTGGATTGAAGTTGCTTGTACGCTTCGGCGAGTTTTGACACACCTTCCTCATCATTTTTAAACTTATTCTCAATTAGCCATTGCTCAACTTGACTAACTTCTTCTGGACTTTCTTTTTCAGCCTCTTTTTCAACAGGTTTATCAGATTGAACTTCTTCAGTACCAGTAGATTCGGCCTTAGCCTCTTCTTTTGATTCTTCAGGTGAAGAGCCTTCATTAAAGGCATTTAATTCTGCCATAAGGTTATCTTCGTTTTTTTCTTCAACCGGTTGTTTTTGGTCTTCGCTCATTCGATGCTCCTTTTCTGAAGTTATCCACGCTATGCGCGCGGAGCTTCCTTTTCTGAGTTAATCGCTTCATTTTTCAGTAGAGACAATTCCTCACCGACCATCCGGGTCTTGTCTCTCTGTCGAGCTTCTTCAAGTTTCGCACTAGACTTAATTTTGCTGACTGCCTCAGAAACAGGTTTAGTCGCTTCACTAAGCTCAGCACGCATATTAGCATGAAAAAGCTCTCGCTCTCTGGTTTGCATGTCACCACGCAAACGCTTGAGTTCTTCTTGCATTTGCCCTAATTGGGAACGCAAATTTTCTATCTCACTCATTCTTTGCAATAAGGAGGCTTTATCAATATCGCCTTTCATATTCATAATAACCTGAGTTCGGTCATATATGCCAGAATTGAGTAATGTTAAATCTTTTTGTAGTTCTGCCATTGGAGATTTAGCACGAGTGCTACCAACTACTACACGAACATCAAATTTTGAAGTCGTCATATCATATAGTCTTTGAACAGAGCCTGTTTTATCATCAATAACAGGAATATTTATTTTTACTTCGTTTTCTTCTCCGGTTGGACTTACCAGCCTTAATACTCTTTGCTGGTCATAAACCTCTGGTAACCAATCTACAACTATTTTTGCCGCTTTTGTAAGCATGTCATATATCGGTAAAATTTTCCAATTTTGCTTTCTAGCTGACGCTTCATCAATAATTTGGGCTTCTCCGACAGTTCCCGGTGCGCCTTGCGGATTGCCTTGCTGGAATTTGTATGCACCAAAAACCGTTTCAATATCCATTTCATATCGTCCTTTTTCACTGTATAAAGCCGAAGATACTGCTGGTGGAGAAAATTCTTTTATTTTTCCAGCCGCCAATGCGCCCGGATTTGCCCGAATGATAGCATTTGGAATATGCCATTTTTGTATTTCTGATGCATCTATAGCACCATCTTCATATAATAATTTAAAGTTTGTGGTAGCGTTTGTATGAGAGATAATAAGCGCTTCAGTCCTGTTAAGCATACGCTGAGGTGTCTTTGCATGCCTAACGTCTCCGCTACAAAATGGATTCCCAGCATGCTCATTACAAGCAGGTATAATAGGATAGTCAGAAATAGGTAAAATAGACTCATAAGCAACTTTGTCGCCAAAAGCACATATTTCCCTAATTTTTGTATCATAGATAACACTTTCGGATATAATCCCCTCATTAATAAACTCTTCATACTTAGGATCCTTAATAAGTTCTTTATACGACTCTTTATCATAAACTTGATTTTTACCTGTTGTGTTATCAAGTATAAGCACTTTTGGTATACTTACCCTAGAAAAATGTATATATTTTCTTACCATCTCTTGATGGTCGTCAGCCATTGTGCCTCTTGTTTCTATATGGTCTCTCGAATATTTTCCAGAACTTTCTTCATTTCTATGACTATCTGTTTCTGCGTCCTCAATAAGATTAGCATATTTTGGAAATAAAATTTTTAAATGTTCTCTAGTGTGAATATCAGAATATATCACAGAACTAGCATCGCTAAAATCAGGCATTGCTGAATTTGGGTCAATAAAAACAGACTCAGGAGCCATTCTTTTAATGCGCATACCACCTAGCCCACCATCTGCATTCCAATCTGGATATACATAAACATAAGAAAGGCCTTTAACAATAAAATCTTTACATATTTGCCTAAAATGCACATCTGCATCCGAATCGTACCATATCTTATCTAATAATTGATCAAATATATAAGAAACCTCATTATCTGTTTTTCCTACAGCATGAACATCCCATTCTGGGGCTGATGCCGCAATATTAGACAAAACTTGTTCTACGGCAGGTCTTATTTTGTTGTTTGATTCGGGTGGTTGGCCAACACTTAATAAATAGTTTTTTTGACTGTCTGTTAACTGACTACCGAGATAAAACTCTTGGTCTTCAGCCATTTGATACCTAAATTCAGATGAAGAACTTTCGTATAAAATATACTCATTCCTTATATCCTCAGCTTCTAGCTTTGGAAGATTTAGCGATTTCAAATTAATCATATGATTGCGCTAATATTACAAAACTATTATTTCTCGATACAAGTATTTTATGCTTCTATAAAATCTGCTGGTGTAAAAGTCTGACCGGTTTCCCAATCAACCTCTGTAATTGGTAATGGTGAAAGCCATTCTCCGTTTTTATATTCTAAGTCTGGCGCCCAAACATCGTCGATAGCCCATCTTAAAGCATCCAAAGTATCTTTTTTAAAAGTACCATGTTCTTTAAAGTTTAGCAACTCATGTTCTAATTCAGCGTGACTTTCTTTTAAAAAAATAGAGTGAGATGCAAAATATGGTTGCATTTGTTTTATTCGATAATATTTTGTTTTAATTGCTTTTCTTGTATTGATGTTATAAAACCTACCTGTTTCTTTAGATACTCGCATAACATAATCAGCTAGCATTACATGACCTGTTTCTTCTATCTTTATATCTTTTGGATGATACATATCTGCAAGCTCAAATAATTTATCTGCTCCGTCCATTGGAGCTACCTGACCTCTAAAATAATCAATAATATAAATATTATATTCTTTATCTACAGCAATAACCATAATGACAGTGTAATCTGCTTTAACATTTTCAGAACTAGCAGGATCAACCCCAATAAACATATTTACAGGAATTTTCTCTCTTCTGCCAGCATCTGTTCTCATGATATAGGATTGTTTATTATCATATAGATAACTTCCCTCCCAATATCTCATGTCTTTTTGCTTAAATATCCTAAAGGAGTCATCAACAGGAATATTTTGATACTCTTGGTAAAAATAAGCTATATCTCCCTCAGATTTTAACCTCTCTCTTTCATTTTTAAGCCATTTGTACGGTCTTCTATCTGGCCACAATACTTTAATGCGACCTTTTTTGTCGTATATCTCATTTCCAGAGGAAGAAAAGTGTCCAGCTGGTAAATCTTGAGGTATTGCTTGATAAAATAAAGATTTCCAACCTTTAACTTTATATTCTCCATCTTTAGAATAGGCAAGTGGGCCAGCAATTCTATTTAAATAAGAATCTTGGTCTACAATAGTTCCTATAAACACAAGTTTAGCATCACCACTACCGGGTATAACTGCACCATTTAGCCATCTTCTGAATTTATCTCTAGCCATTGGAGTTGCACTATTAGCCTCACCCTCTCCATCATCAATAATAGTTAATGTTGGACGATATGCTCCATATTTTAATCCACGAACTTTTTGCCCCGTACCTCGAATAAGGCATTTGCATAAAATATTAGGATTTCCATTTTTATCATATCCGCCAATTATTTCTTTTTCTTCTTTTCCCCAAACATTGTGTTTTCTGTCTCCAAAAAAGAATTTTATTTTTGGATTATACTCAATCTCATTCCCAATCGCCTCTAAATTATACTTAGACTGCATTTCAGATTCTGATATAAGTAATAAAAAGCGTTCTTCGCCGAATAATATTCTATGTAAAGGGTAAATAAGATTAATAAAAGTAGACTTAGCATGGTCTCTAGGGGCAACAACAGAAAGCTTTTCACCCGCTTTCATTTTTATAAGGGTATTTGCTATTTCTCTGTGAAAATCTGGTGACTTATCTCGTACATGATAGTGCATAGCATTGTCAGGATCGCCAAACATAATATTAGCAAATGTAAAAATATCCATATACATAGCACGAAGTATTTCAATACGTTCATTTTCGCTCAGTAGTTTTAAGTTATTCTTCTTCGGTAATTCCGTTTTTTTCATTCTTTACCTGCTCTACTAAGTAGTTTGTGGTGGCGATTTTTTTCCTTACGCTAGCTAATTGTTTTATTTCCCCATCTGTTAAAGCGAACATTCCTTCGATATTTTCTTCCGTCTTTTCTTTTGCATTGTGACCTAATAAATCAGATATTCTATTTAAAGCATTTAATCTTGTTGCGTGAGGAGTATCTCCATCCACCAAATCTTTATATTGGTCTATAACCCATTCATCATCTACACCTTTTTCAATTAACCTATCTCTTAAATTCATGCTAATATATTCTCTGATGTGCTTTTTTTTGATAATTCCCAAACCGCGTCTAAGGGACTGATCAGGATTGTTGTCTCTATAGACAGACTGATAGGCTGATATGATTGATTCCGTGTCCCACATTCCATAGGCGTTAACATTTCCAAATTGCATAAGGTTGTCCACGAATGATTTTTGTAAGGTTGTTGATCTGACATTTCTAATTAAATCCTTTCCATGATAAGCTTTATCATAATAGTAATCGGGTTGCTTACAAGCATATATTTTACTTTTATGTGCGCCATGTTCTCCATATCCGGTACGAATATACAGATATTTTTTCTTAGATTCTTTATTTTTAGGGTATGCTTTCTTTTCCCTACGGCCAACAACTTTAATAACTTTGTTATCAGCCGTTCTTATCCAATCGTCAATATCTGCTTTACGCCAATTATCTATAGGTATAATATCTAAACTAAGAGCTTCATCTAATGAATAAACATCAAACTCTTTTCCTCGACATTTAACCTTCATATCTAAAATGATGCGCTAATTTCATACTCCATTCGCCTATAAGAAACAGAGGCACTATCGTTTTTATGGTGACTATATTGATTTGGCCCTTTATTTGCCAAGTGCCAATAAGACAATACGGGTTCTATATAAAAAATAGAATCCGGCATGTAAGAAATATTAAGCAGGGAAATCTTCTTTTTCTTTAATGTTCATTGAGATCATTTTTTTACCGCCTTGAGATAACTTATTCCAACCAGCTACTTCAATATCAATTCCTTGAAATTTACCCTTACCAGTAAAATCAGGTTGATTGTCTTTTGTCTTATTTTCATTTTCAAATAATATAGCGGTGTTATCACGATGTTCAAATTTAGGCATAATTACTCCTGTTTTGTTTTTGTTGAGTTTGCTTACTAGTTAACTAGATACTAGTTTAAACTAGTAAATAGTTATATCTATTAATAGTTAAATATAGTATATAGTTATAACTAGATACTAGTTTTATTTAACTATATTTATATCTATATCTATATCTTCTATATGCATAGCCTAGCTATAGCAAAGCCATAGCTAAGTTATAGCTTGGCCATAGCTAAGCCATAATATATATGAGGTAGTAAAAAATGGTCGCAAAAATGGATGGATCGCACCTTACATGAGAGTGACCCCCCTTCGAACGCGTTTCGCGTCCGAGAAAACCGTTGAGTACGCGTTTCGCGTGTATGCCTATGCATGAGCAGGCGTGGATGCATGCCTGCATGGAGCCGACGGTGCTAGCAGTTTGGCTCAACCCCCATTACCGACGACAATGAGCATTTGGTGCTAGGTCAGCCTAATATATCATCGCTAAGTTTGGCCATCACCGACGAGGAGAGCGGTGCTTAACCGAGAGGCTAAGGCTTCTCACACAAATCTCGCTTTAGCGAGAAGAAAGGAACAAATCATGTTCACAAACGATGTCTTAGAAACACCCTATATCGACGAGATAGAAACAGAAGCCGTAGATCAGGAATTGCAAACCGTTATTGCCGACGACAATAACAGCGCCGTAGCAATGGAGGTAGCATTGACTGACATAGAACGCGTAGAGACTGAGGAAGCTTGGCTCAACGCGAAGGACGGTAACCTTGCCCTATGCGAAGAAGACGGCATGAGTTGGGACTCTGAAACAGACGCCTTTCACCGTCAGTAAAGGCTCAAAGTAGCCGATGGAATACACAAGTAACCGTCGGCTACTACTCCCTAGGCTTGGTGCTACTACGTCGTCGATGTAGTAAGCAGTTCGACTCTGCTCTAGGGGGACTATGGCTAGGCTATACCGTCGGGATAGCTAAGCCATAGCTAGGCTATAGCGAGGCTATAGCTAGGCTATCGAAACAATACCGACGAGATTGGAAAAATAGAATGAAAGTAAACAACTACAGTGCTAAAGAACAACCTATAGTCGACGATATAGCATCGGCTTTAAAGAAGCAGTTACCCGAGTTAGTGTCGTCGATACTATCCCCAAAGTGGATTATGGTAACTATCGACGAGGTTACAGTTAACGACGAGAACTACATCGATTCAGAAGTGAAAGCTAGTCTTCATCACTACGCCGTCGGTGTAGTAGGGAAAGTGGAATTTGCCTTTAGTGCCGACGACCTAATGGGCGACGAAAGGGCTTTGATAACTTGCCCTCGACCTCTACTCGAGGTAATAGACCCAACTCAGTTCAAGCTTAGCTTGGACAGTATCGACAACCTAATGACCGAGGAGGATTAAGAGAATGAAACAGATAAAACACCACCTAATCAGAGCAATAGCGACGGCATTGTTTTACTTAGGTCTAAAAACACTAGCCGTCATAGTAGTATCAACAACCTATAACCGAGGAGTATAGCATGAGGATAATCAGCAAAAGCCATTACAAAGGCTTTGAAATAAGCAAAGATATAAATATCTTTGGATTAGAGATAACATTCCACTTAAGCGTCGGAGTAAGACCCGAAATAGAGGAAAATAAGCGAGATAATTTAGCATTTTTCGACTTTGATTTTCTCTTTAGGGTCGACAAAGAGGGAATAGGTAGTGAAGAGAACCTTTGCTATTCCGACCCAATAGAAGACCTAGACGGTAAAACAGGATGTTTTACATGGTTAAACCCCAAGATGAATTATTTCCTCATAAACGTCGAATATGGCTGTTTAATTGAGGGAGCATCACTAAGTGTCTCTAGTGGAAACAGAGATTTAATAACCCTATAACTGAGGAGTATAGCATGAATAACCATAATAAAAACATATTCTTTACACCAACAGAAGAACACTTTAGTAAAGAGCAAGTAAACGGAATTGATAAGTTTATGTCAGAACCAATAGTGAAGGGATTGGTGCAAGTAGTCGGCGGACACTTTGACGGATTAACCTACGAATATGAGTCGGATATTATACTTAATCCTACTTGGTTTGACTTACTTAGCATAGCTAAGCAACAGAGCCATTGGACAGAAGACACTCACCATGTCTTCTTAGAAACCTTCGAGGTTCTTGACGCTTGTAAGTATATAAAAGCTAGCGAACTAGGACTTAGTATCGACGAGTCTAGCGAGAGAAAGCAAAAAATAAGCTTAGTCTCTCTATTCTTGGGCAGTTAATAAACAACTATAAGCAAGGAGTATAGAAATGGTAGACCAATTAGACAAAATAAGCTTGAGGTATGGAGTTAGCCCTAAGTGTAAAAAACACTTAAAAAAGGCTCATGCTAGAGCAAAAAGAAGAGAGGGTAAAAAACTTTTACCCTCTAGCTACAATCGATATAAAGGATGGGTAGCTTAACCCTATAACTGAGGAGAATAGAGGGCAAAGGCCAAAAGATTTGAAAGTAAAACCAAACCTAGCATTTAAAAAAATGCTTTAAATGCTAGAATAACCAACAAAAGTCCATAGGAGGAAACTATGATAGACAACATAAAAAACCACAATGGGAATATAATTCCCAACTTGAAAGTGCAAAATGATACTATAGTATCATATGATACTGAAGTTGCGATAATAGACCACAAATCGAGGACAATTAAGGCGCATAAGTGGTATTCACAGACTACCACTAGACACATAAAAGCCGTTGCTGAACTATACAATGGATATGCTATTGTCGTCGTTAATAAAAAAGATAAAAGCGGATGGAGGAAATAATGAGGGTATTTAATAAGATAATGGATTTTATAGAATACTACGCGATCCAAAAGAACGACGAGTTTTTATTACTTGTAGTAGCATGGATGGCATTGGGACTAGTAGTTAAATTAATTATTAGCATATGAAATGCAAATGAATATGCTAATAATTAATAATAAACAACAAACGGCAAACCGAACAATCGGCAAGCCACAACAACAAACAGGAGGAACTTGTTTATGAATTGGAACAGAAGTGAACTGTGGGAAATGGCCACAAAAGAACTGAGAAACCATTGTCGGAGACAATGTAAAGCAGTTGGAATTGGGAGAACTTGGGTCAATACTGCCTCTAAAGCCGTCAAGGTAGAGTTTTTATTGATGGATGAGCAGGCGCAGAGAGAGTTTGATGGTTTTACCATCCCGGAGAGAGAAGATGATAACCGAGAGGAATCAAAAGTAAAAATGACCTTTAAACCTCAGAAAAGTAGTGGTGAAGACGGCCTAACCGACATGCTAGCTACTTTAGTGTCGGATAGAATCGGCGGTAATGTTGAGGGGATTATAAAGGACTCTGTAAGGGAAGTCAAAGCTAGCATGCTAGAACAGTTTAACGACGAAACGGCAAAAACAAAGCAATATGTCGACGGTGCTATTGCTACCCTCAGAAAACCGGTTCAAGTTCACATAGATGGTGTACCGGCTACCACAATCGAGGATATGACCCACGAGGCATTTCCGGAAGTTTTAGAGTGCTTAAAACATTTCGGAAGAGTATGGCTTTGTGGCCCTTCGGGAACCGGTAAGTCGTTCATCTTAGAACAATGTGCTAAAGCTCTCGGTTATAGCAAAGAACGAGGCAATTATGAGTATGTTAAGGGCGGAGCAGGCGTGACAGAGTCACATTTGACAGGGAGAATGACATTTGACGGCGAATTTATAGATGGGGCGGTATCTAGAGCATTCAGGAATGGTAATTTCCTATGCTTAGACGAATTTGACGGCTTCGATGCAAACTGTGGTCTAGTGTTTAATAGTGTGTTTGATAACCAAGGCATTTTAGCAACACCAAATGACAGAGAGCATCCGATAGTGCTAAAGAGTGACGGTTTTATGGTGGGTGTAGCATCAAATACTTGGGGTGATGGACAAGATTTTAACTATGTAGGTAGGGGTCAATTAGACTTGGCGACTCTAGACCGCCTAAACCTACAGAAGTTCGAAATCGACTATGACAAGAACATAGAGAGAGCCTTAGCCGGGGACTACATAGACATGGCGAACATGTTATGGGATTTGCGGAGTAGGACGTTCTCCAATAGTGTTAGCAGAGTAATTAGCACAAGGCTTTTTATCGACGGTCAAAAATGGCGCAAACTGAAGAAGAGCAATGCTGATATACTTGATAAGATTACTGTGAATTGGACTAAGGAAGAGCGTAGTAAGGTTAACGTCAAGGAACTTAAAAGTATGCATAGGTCAACAGGAAGGAGTATATAATGGTCGACTATAAAAACATAGTTAAACCTAAAATCATTACTGACGAAAATGGCTCAAATAGCCATGCGGTGGTACACTTTACAGATATGAGGGAGGTGCTAGAATGTATTGAAGACGGAGATTACCATAACGACGACAATGGTGAACCCGGGTCTGACCGGTATGAATTTACCTATGGTAAAACCATTGTTGGCCGGGATGTGCTAAATAAACATCTTCGTATGGGAAAGACCGCTGATAAGTTCATCAAACAGTACCATAAGCAGAGGGCTATGCTAGAACGTAAAGCCGGAATAAAACAGTTTTTGGGACGCGGATTATCCTGTAAGCGAAGAAGAGTATACTGTGATAGTGGCGACGACTTAAGTATGTCGAGATTAATGGGTGGTAGTGACAATTATTGGTCTACGACGGTAAGGGAGTCTCAGCGTGCTAATATCCGAATAGGTATGAACATGGCTATATCATGGCAACATAAAGAAGACGACTTTATTAGGCTTGGTGCTAGTTTGGCGGTAATATCGGATATATTAACAAAGTTGGGGTATGCGGTAGAAGTGATATGCTACAATTTTGTAAGATATAGCGGAAAGCATGATTGGAGATATTTCGGAATGTCGATACCGATAAAGATGCCTAATGAACCACTAGACATACATAGGCTATTAACAGGTGGAATACAGGGATTATTCAGAGATAAATGTTTCGGACTTATGAAAAAAGCTTGGAAATTTGGCTATGGACTTGGCCAACAAACAAAAACGACGGAATTGTATAAAAAAGAACTTCAATTAATTCATGTGGTCGAACAAGATATGTGTAACACAGATGAACAAGCGGTTGACGGCCTAAGTGAAATGATGCAGAAGTTATCAGATAAGCCGGTATGGATGAAGTAGCACCATGCTTATATTTATATCTAGGATCTATAGATCCTATTATAAATATAAAATTATAAATAATAGCACCAGATGCTAAAACCAGAAAAGGAGTTAAAGTGAAAAGAAAACACAAAAGAATAGAAATGATATATCCCCCGGAATATTATCTAAAAAGAATGAGTTCAGAAAAAGAAATGCCCGAGTCGGTAGAATTTAACGATGATGGACTTAGGTGTATAATCATACCGGATGATAGGCAGTCGCTCATGGCCATGATTACAATAGGCATATATTGGCAGTTTGAAAGATGGTTCCATAAGCACGCTGACGGCGGAGATTCTATTATTGTAGGTAAGAGTAAGGATTGGAACACAAAACGCCGTAAAGGGGCATTATACGCCTTTGCATGCTCAATGAAAGATGGGGATGCAGGCATAGTTATGCATAAGTTTCCAAATTTCTTTAAAAATAAAGATAAAATAGCGGAAATGATTAGTGTAATGGCATCAACAATTAACGGCCAAGTAGTAGAGGAGGAGGAATAATTATTTATTATTGTATGAATATATATGAATACAATAATAAATAATAAAAGAAATATGGATGAAAAATTAAAATACAGATATGACGTAGCAATGGAGTTCCTTTTTGAGGAGATACAAAATAATTATGATAAATGGTGTGAACATTGTGGACACAAGAGTAAGGCACTTGATTTAAAAATCAAACCGGGTCGAAAGTTTGATAGAATCATGGATGGTTCCTCCGCTTGGGGGTTCGTCGCTAAGGTAGAGGGTGAGCATAAAGGCTTGCCTTATAAGGTAGGTGATGTATTTAAGCCTGCTACTTGGCGACAACCTGCCAAGCATGTCCGGGGGAATATATTTAACTATGAAAAAAATTGGTTCCGTTGGACAGGGCCACATTACTTAAAATAATAAGGAGGGAATTAGCATAATGAGAACAGAGAGAGAAATAAGAGAAGTTCTTGCCGTTGAAAAAGATACTTGGGCTGACGGCGACCAAACCGACATGGTTATTAAGGGTTGGATTGAGGCACTTGAGTATGTGCTAGGTGGAAATGATTTAGTCGAACTGATAGATAATCTTGAAAAATCTATTAGTGAAAACAGTCTTGATGTGTGGATGCATGATTTAAGTGATACAGTAAACGCTAGTTTTTTTGACCTCACAAAATATAGACGGGAAGATGGCTTAGTTTTTGAATATGACGGTTTTAGAAAAGAGTTTAATAGTTTGAAAAAAGCAATAAAGGGAGAATATTAATATTTATTACTTGAAACATAGTGAAAGTAATAAATATTAAATAACTAACAGGAGGAGCGAATGAGCAAAAAAACAAGAAAAGCCTTGGGTGGTCGAACTTGGGGTGAACAACTTGAGCATGTTAAAAAGGTCATGTCTAAAATCGAGGACGAAGATCTATATGATATTATTGAGTGGGTAGCATTGAATTTTATAAATGGTGTGGATGATGCGGTTAGATATTCCCAAGACGGTAAGGGAAACTCGGTTGATTCTTGGGATAAGGAACAGAAATTAAATCTGCTATCAAGAATTTGGTGTGTTAATGATAAAGCAATTCAGCCGTTACTTAAGGGCAGAAGTGCTATCTTTAACCTAGGTACAGATGCAATAGCAAAAAATTGGGACATAATTGAAGAGGGGGAGTGCTTGGAATTTGAAAATATTAAATATCCCGACGGCAAAACAGGGATAGGTGTTAAAAAAGGCATTGGCATAACACAGGGCGAACTCGACGGCTTAACAGATGTGGAGCAAGAAATTATTAAAAACCTAGCACTAAACAATCAGTCAGGGGAGGCATAGCACATGGTCACAGGAAAAGTAGTAACATTTAAAAAACATGAAGTTAAAAAATGCTCTATTTGTGACGACTATATAGATGTAATGATGGTCGGCAAGGAAAGAGGTTGGGATGATGGGCATAATGCAGAACCTATAAACGAGGGTAGGTGTTGTAATCAATGTAACGAAGATGTTGTAATACCGACAAGATTAGCACAAGTGCTAGGGGAGGAAAAATAATGGAAATGAGTCCGGAGCAAAAAGAAGTAATCACTAACTCAATTCATGATTGTGTGGTTAGAACAAAAGCATACTATGAAAGAAACACAGATAGCACACTACAAAAAATAGTGTGGATGCTTGAAATAACAAGAATGTTTATAGATGCTTTGACGATGTTTATAGATGAGTTGGGTAAATTATCGAACAAGGTAGATGAAAAAGTATTTTGGGAGCTTAGAAAATGAAAACTAATGATATTAAAAAAGGCATGAAAATTAAAAGTGTGCAATTAGGCGCCCCTGTAACCGGGGTTATGATGGATAACATGAAGGGAGATACGAGACTAGTATATACACATGGCGAAGAAGTGGGGATGTTTAATGAGACCGGTTCTGTTTATTCTCATGATATTATTATGGCAGAAATAGCAGGCAAGTGGGTAAATATAAAGCACACAGAAAAACAATTAAAGCTTAAGGCTTTAGTCGAGAAAACAATCAAATAACCAAACAAAAAGGAGCATATATATGCCAACATACACAGAAACACCAAAAGCAAAACCCGAAACCGGAAAATACCATGATATATCTATTAGTGACAAATCACTAATTAGGGTCAGTAAGGATACGGTAAATGAAAAAACATTTGGCCAAATAAGAATTTGGACAAAGATAGGCGATGGCGATAGTGCTAAGTGGATACCTACGAAAAAGGGAGTAGCATTTGGATTAGATAAGTTAGAGGATATTATCCGCGCTTTGAGCATGGTTAGCATCGAGGGTGATGCTAAGGAGTTTGCCTCATAACACACCCCTCAATGGATAGTGGGTATGCTATCGTGCTAAGTGAATGGTATTTAAGTCCTTAAATATCTGCCCACAACCGCAAACAACACTAATGCTCGAAAGGGGGCGCAAATCAGCGCCCCCTTTTTTTGTTCACAAGAAAGAAAACAAACCAACGCGCTCATCTACAAGGAGGAGGAGAGAGATAAGCGTATGTAAAATAACACACATATAAAGTATTAATCAAATTATTTATTCAATAAGATTTACATAGTTCAAACAATTATCACAAACAAACATACCGCGCTCTTTTAGATTTGTAACACATGTTACTTTTTTGTTACACACATCACACATTAATCCATCATATTCATGTTTATTATTCTCTGTCATCAATCTCACTTAGCACGACACGAGTCTCACTTGGTATGCTAACTTCAAAACCCATATTCTCAGCCATTCTATAAATAAGATTAAAAAAACTTTGAACAGTTTCTTCTGACATATCATCAGTTTTTTTTATGTTCATTTTCAATGATTTATTCATGCTAATAGTTGGGGGCCACATGTTCGAGTAACTTACTTGCGCTTTGTGATATACGAGGTAAGGCAGTAGGTAGCGCAAGAGGGTGCATATGACCCCCGATATAATAATAATTAGGCAGTCTCTTAGAAAGGGTAATTGCCAACCACCATTCATCTGTAGCCTCTTCTTTCATTTTTAGTAACCACATTGATTCTAAAAACTTTTTAAAGAGACCCATACCGAAAACTGCCTAATTAATTTTCATTTTATTTACCAAGCCGGCAAAGTCCTTTTCAAACTTCGTGCTAACTTGTTCAGAATTATCCTGCTGGGGATTATTAGCACGCTCGCCGCTCGCCCGCAGCGCGGGATCTTTTTTAGACAGCTCCGTGCTAGTTTTTTGCTGTGACTTTTGCTGTTCCTCTAGTTTTCTAGCACTCTTTTCATGCTCAAGTAACCACTTATCTATGTATACACCATCACCACAAACATTGCATATTTCAACGGCAGACTTATTATCAAACTCCTTAGCATTTTCACAAGACTCACAATAAAGAATTACTTTCTTATTTTCTTCAGTCACATGCTTAACAACGCTATTCTCATCTATCGATGTGTCTATAAATCTCTCTTGGTTCAACCATGTGCTAGCCATAGGTATGTAATCTAACTCCTTTCCTGTATTTGCCCAATATTTTATATACATTTTCAGACCAAGCATAATATTTTCTAATGAAAAAGTTTTTCTAGCTTTTATAAAACTTTCCCTAGCTTTAATCTTTGCATGCTTGCGAGGATACTTTAACCAAAACTTTTCTTCAAATTCTTTTTCTATTTCATTTATAATTTTCTTACTTCTATTTTCTACTTCTTTCTTCTTCTTCTTAATGCTTGGCTTAGCTATAGCTTGGCTATTCCACCTCTTATTTGCTCCTTTTTTACCCGCTTGGCTCATACGCTCTCTGTATGCTGATAGTTTTTCTCTTTCCGATTCTAACCTAGAGTTATAAATATAACCATCTCTCTCTTTGAAGCATGTGCTAACTTTTTCCCAGTCCGACTCCCAGTTCTCTGGGTTACCGCACAGTCTTTTTAGCGTGCTAACATCAGCAGGTAACTTCCCCTCAAGCCACTCGTGTGCTATTAGAGTTATGTATATTCCTCGCTGAGACATGCTCATTGTTACAACATTTATATCACTTAAAAAATCACTCGCATAAAATTGAAATGCCGGTGCTTTCATGTTACTCGCCTCCTTTTATGTGTGTTATGTTTTTCAAACTCACACACCATTGTTTTGTTTTTGGAAATTTAGTCACGATAAAAGCCTTACCACTATCGGTGATACTTACAACAGTACCACTATGATTACTAATTTCCATTTCTTCGTTCATTGTTTGGAACTGAACATCATCATTTATGTTAATGTCATCTACGCTATTTACCTTTATCATCACACTTATCCTCTAACCAAGAAGATAGAGGCTGAACAACTAATGGTTCGCCCCTATCTTGCTTGATAATTTGAACATCAACAACCTCTGTATTTGGTACAATCCAACTTGCTATTTTCTTTCTCACCTTGCATTGTATTCTGTATACTCTATCTTTGATTATAGCACGAACATCAACTTCCTCATGTTCACCAAGTGACAATCCGTTTGAAGCATATGCTCTTTCACATGCAAATCCACGCTCTGATATTTTGTTTTTAATCTCACGCTCAAATCGATTGCCCTTGGCTTTTGATGGATGTGTCATATTAACCAAACATCCTATAGTGTTCCCCTATGTGAATAGGATGGACACTAGGTTTAACGGGGGTAATTAATCTCCCCGTTATTTTGCATTTTCTTTTATCACACTCAACCAATCTACCATCTTTTTTTAATTCATTTACCCTTCCGGAAATAGCATTTATATCCAAATTTGAAACCCTTTGTATTTCCCTCAATGATACATCACTACTAGCATTGCCTGCAATAATCGTGTCTACAAATTCCATAATTTTATCAGCTTGACTAGTCCGAGTGTTATTCTCTGTTATCTCTTTAAATGCAATCTTACTTGTTGTTCTTACGTTGGTCATGATGCCCCCCTAAATTGGTAACCCATCATCCGGGTATGTTTCATTAAGTTCGTTAATTAATTTAATTAATTCATCAATGCTACACTCACTAAACTTACGGTCTCCTATCTTACTGCCCTTAAATTCCTTAAAAGTCTCCAAGCCTATTCTATCAGCAATATCACTAATCTCCCTCGCTAAATCATCTCTCGTCCCTTCTCTCGTTAATTCATTAACATCATCTGCGGTTGTAGGCTCTCCATCTTCTTGGAGTGCTTTTTCCAATGCGTCATCAGAATCTGAAGCCGTGCTAGTTTTTATCGGATCATCGTCGACAGTGTCGGTGCTATCGGTGCTAACTGCTTCTTTTTTTCCGGCCCTAAAAAGTAGTTCAGCAGTAGCAAACATCTTTAATTCCTCACCTAGGCTAGATTTATTTGCCATCCAATCAAGGTAATTAGATGGAACATCTGACCATTTTTCGCCTTTATGTTTCTTAAGTGAACATTCTCCCTCTCGGGTTTCTTCAGACCAAACTAATTTATTCTTTTTATCTGAGAAATCACCTGTGCTTTGATTCATAATAGCATTAGCCACCTCATCAGCAGATGCAAATTCAGTTCCACCAAAACCGGCACTAGCAAGCGCTCTACCGATTGCAGATGTTTCACAATTTTCTAAAGCAGATGTTTCATTTATGTGA